GTGTCTACTCATGACCCAACAGGGCCAAGAGTAGATCATCAGGCTTTGATTTAAACAACGTCTCGATCTCATCGAACGTCAAATGATAAATCGCTGCCAGATCCTCGTTTGTTTCTTTACAAACTGAGTAGACACATGGAAGTTTATGTAGCGAAGTGTCAATTGCTTCACCTCGCCACGTCCAACTGTTCAATTCGACATATTGGTCTGATTTTATGCCCTCTTCAATCATTATTCTCATTCCTGGCACAACCTCGCCAACTGGTAGTCTCGCCAAGCATTTCGCTCGGAAATATCCTTTGTAATGAGCAGCTGCTTTCGCATAACCCACATCCGTTTCAAAGGCATAACCGAGTCTCAGTAATGCGCGTCCTACCTTAGGGTACAACACAGTTCTCACGCGGTTACCTTGTTTCACACGGACGAACCAATGTGAACAGAAGGAACCGGGATGCCCAATCGGACGGTGTTGAACCTTCGGTTCAAGTCCTAGAGCCTTCGTGAAATTCACGTAATGTTTCTCAATCTCTTCCTCCCGCCAGCCTGATGCGCGGTATCGGATGAACACGTCATCACCTTGAACTAATCCACGATATGCAGGTAGAGTTCGACCTGCTTTGAATTGTTTCAGGTAATGCTGGAAGAAGTAGGAGTTGAGACAACAATTGAGAATTGAGTTGCCTACCGAGGTGTTGGGATCGCCGGAGTGTCGAGTGCCGATCCGACGATATTTTAGTCCAGATGTTGTACGACCAGCAGTATTCAGCATAGTCGTCATCAATTGCTTGACGATTGCGGGACATTTGAGCGCGACATTGACGTCGATTTCCGACTGCAATGCTTCAACACCCAAACTCGCGTCCCACCGTGAAAAATCAACTTCAAGAATCGAGGTGTAAAACATCGGCACGGTATCGTACCAATCACCTAAACTCTCACTCGTTTGCCCAGAAGTATAGCACATATAGCTACTTTCATTGTCTACGGCAAAATGTTTCTTCATCACGTCAGCAACGGCTAACATCCATCTCCCCAACACGTATTTTGTAATGAGATCAGGGGCTTGAATCAGTCGTGGGTCCTTCTGGTATGAAGTATATTGTGGTCCGCCAAATTCCACTTTAACAAAAGCATTGTAAAATGAGACATGTTTGTCACGCTTTGCTTGCGACATGCCTCCCCATTTGTTGTGCGCATCGATAGCTTCTCGCTTCTGCGCACCTGTGGACAATGCATCATGGTAGTCGGCATGATCTAGCGATTTGATATCATCTTCAAATCCCAGATCCGACGCCTTGATGGCTTTTATTAATG